TACTCGCTGCCGACCTGTTAATAGTAAGCAAAGCACCTGAGTTCAGGATGCCTAGAGGTTGCCCAACGCCGTTGCCTCTTAAGAAGGCATAATCCTCAAACCAGGCCAGGGCAGAACTGAACATCCTGCCGATCAAGCCATCAAGTCCTACAGCGTTGTCTGCCAGTAGCTCGTCAGAAGCATAGGTATAGCCTGTCAACTTCTTAGCTATCAGCTTCACCCGTCCAAATGCGGCTTGGGTTGCTGTCTTTTCTCCTGATTTTTCAAGCCAGTAGGCCACAACTCCACCATACACCGAACCGGCTGCTGAATGGGTAGTGTCTACGATCTTCGGTATGTTTAGGGTATCGGAGGTCATTGGGATAACCGTTGCACCCGCTGCCCTGACAACACTTTGCTCCAGTGCATCACCGAGCAGTTTGTTCAGGTATTCCTCGGGAACGGTGAACCCGCCCGCGCCATCGTTGCGCTCGTTAAAGCCCAACTTCAATCGGGCATCTTCGGGACTAAACTTGATTGTGCGTAGGAACTCACCAAAGGTTTTGAATCCACCGTTTTTGGGGCGGTTGATCTCCTGAGTGGCAAGTCCTGGGGTAAACTTACGGTCAATTTGCTGTGCCTTATAGCCGTCCATAGCAGTTGTGACCGCAGTCTTAATGCTTTCGCTGAACTGTTCTGGGGTTAATTCCATTATCGAATCCTCCTAAATGGAAAGGAATTTCCTTTCATGTTTTGTGTAGAAGTCTCTCGACTCCGAAACCTATGACAAGAAGGCTCATCAAGGTCTCAAATCCGAGAGCGATTTTGTTGTGTTCGTAAATGAGTACACTTCCGCGTAACCACATAAGGGCAAAATGAAGTATTAAGATGATGCCTAGTGAGATAACTAAACTGGCAGCGAGGCGGTCTTTCACTTCTTATTTATGACTTCGTTGGCTACCCTGCGGGCTAGTTCCAGATAATCAAAAGTCTCAGAAGGGGGCTTGGATTCCACCTTCACTTCGGGGGTTATGACTGTGACGGTTTCGGTAGTATTCTTATTCCAATCTGGGAATGTACTGGTTACTAAAGTCCAGATAAATTCCTTGGTTTTAGCATCGGGTTCAGTCTGAGTCATCATGGTTATAAGGTAATCAATCTCATCCCTGATCTCAGCTTGACTGAACTTGTGCATAACCATCTGAGCAGCCTCAATTACCACTATATCCGTTTCCTCATCGTAAGAGACTGACTTGCTATGCTCACCTACCCATCTACGCGCCCTCTCCATATCCCACTTTTCACGTTCAAACAGGTACGTTATGATGGTCTTGCAATCTACGCAGTAGAGTCCCTTAATACCTTCCTTCTCGGAAACCGTAATAGTCCGTATCTTGTGGTCTCCGTGTTTCCCTTCCTCACTGGGTACAGGGATTCGCACATAGTTCTCAGTGACTTCAGGCTTGGTAACAAGGCCGACATCCTGAAGTTGCTTAATAGTCACCACTCCGCTATCACAGGCTAATCGTAGGGCGTCAGGATTAGAGGGGACAGGACAGCCGGACAACTCTAGCAACTCCTGTTTCTTGAAAGTCCTCTTGGGGGTTTTCACGCCATCGCCATCCTCAAAGTCTACAGGTAAGAATCCCACAGAGGTCGCATGAATAAACCCACCCTTGTAGAGTTTGTAGATCGTATCCGCAAACTCGTAGGTCTCACGTGGGGCAAACTCAACATCGAATAATAATTGCCCTTCCTTGACCCTGACCTTTGTAGCTTTGCCAATAGGCGGTTGGTCGTATCTGTGCGCCCATAAGAAAACAGGATTCTTTTTATAGTTCTTTAAGTCCCATCCAGAGGCAAGGATAACTTCACCATCGCGGTCAACAGTCTCGCTTGCTCCGATGAACTGCAAGACTCGTTCTCCAGCCTCTTTTATCTCAACATTAAGTAGTTTCTTAATCATCTCAGCCATAGATTAGCCTCCGTTATTCAACCACTGGCAGATAACAACATCTACAATTTACGTGAAGCGGAATCATGCCGTGTGCTTCTTCTAAATCAAATACCTCGCCATTGAGGGCAAGACAGTCATCGCAGATTCGCCCATCTTGCGGACCTGAATAGAACTCTGCTTTCTCGACTCCACTTTCTGCATAGCCGTATAAAGCACCTTCGTTAGATGCCATGATAATTTCAGTCCGTGCTATGCGTTCTGCCCTCACGGAATCGTTGAACTTAAAGACATCTTCTACCCTGGCAGCGAGTTGGGGGATTCCCTCCCCTAGCGCATAACCATCTGCCAATGCCTCGGCTAATAATCGAGCTGTTTCTTCACTTGTTTGTGCTGCTGCCCACCCTATCCTCGTTCTGAGCCACTTCTCGGCTAGGGTTTGGGGGTTTTGCTTATGCCCAGGCTCGGGGTTGACCAACTGAAGGCCATCAGAGACAGAGGCACGGAGCATACCCATTAAAACAGGTGTAGCAGCATTGATATATTCAGCCTTGAGTTCGTCAGGTTTTAAGAGCCGTCTTTCTCCAGCGTTAAGCCTTAATAAAGCTCGGCCTTTCTGTTCATTGAACATTCCCCTCATCTTTTCGATTAAGGACTTCTCAAACAGTTCGGTATGTTCTATAAAAGTGCGCCAGTGGGTTTCTTTTTGTTCGTCTGTTATTTGCAGGGCTTTCGCTTCTTGTCTCGCATGTATTGTCTCCTGTTGGGGTGTATTATTGGGACTTGGTTCACCGGGAACGGATTGCAGGGAATCAACCGCAGTAGGAACTAGATTCATCGGCACTAAAAGGACATCGCCATCGGGCAAGGGATCTAAACCTCTTAAATGACGAGCTTCATTGATGGTTAAGTATCCTGCCCTCATGCCCGATTCAGCCAGTTCCCGTTTCTGGTCTACCGTTTCAGGCACGACCTCGGCATATCCTATTCTCAGGTTTTCGGACTTCTTGAACTTCGGAATCAACTGTTCCTGTAACTTGGCGACTTTCCAATCAAGGCGGGGCTTTACAATCCATCTAGCAAAGGTGTAATCCCCTGCCTCGGCGTTGGCTTTGTTGACATTCTCAGATATGCCCATGACCGAAAGAGGCATACCGAACACCCCCAGGACAGCATCCCTGTTTCTCAATTTTAGAGTGGCAAAGTCCATGTCCTTGATTGTGTTGTTTACCTGGACATACTTTCCCCCGCCCTCAAGGAGTGCTACCTGATGCGCTTTGGAAACCCCTTTATACCGGGAACTCCATTCTTCCTTGATTCTGGTGAATTGTTCGTCAGACAGATTATAGTCAAACTGGATTATGCCGTCTGGCCTTGCGGAGTTGTAAAAGAAGTTCCTGTTCCACTCCCCCGAATATCTCTCGGCATCGAGGTCAACCGAGATAGATTGTGTCGGGCCAAAGCCCCTGTATTGATTGAGGGGATTGGGGTATTTGAAATGGATGACCTCATTCAGGTCAAAGGGAACTGCATCTGGCCCCGAGCCATAGACATAACCCTTGATGAAATTCTTTCTGTCAGGCACGACAGACATTTTGTGAGGGTAGGGAATCCATATCTCCGCTGGTTCATCCAGTCCGTTGAAATTCAGAATCCAGAACGATTCGCCCACTAACTCCTGGTATATCGTATCGAGGGCGATAAATTCAGGCGAGGTCATAAAGGGGTTGACCTTGTTCAGAAGGCTTAAAACAGGGTGTTCGTATATCTCTTGGGATTTCCTGTCCTTAGTGTTGAACAGTTGCCATTTGACCTCAGAGCATCCGAGAGCGATACGGAATACAACGGCGTGAAGCCATCCTATTTCTCCATAGGCACTTAAAAAGCCTTCCATGCTTCGTGCAGGGGGGATCCCGCTGGTGGGGAAATAAGAAGAACGGAAATTGAATCGAGGTTGTTTGGTTTCAGGGGATTTACGGAAGATGTCTAAAATGCTCATATTGGCCTACTTTATAACCAGCGTAATTGGGGATTAAATTTGCGCCCCTCATAGAAACAAAGTGCGAGGGCATCGGCCTTGTCAGGACTTTTTACTCTATAACTTCGCTTCATATCATCTTTGGAGACTATCTGGAGCTTTTTATCTGAGGCTATCTTGAACCTTATGCTGGAAAGTTGGGCAATCAAGTCCTGGTCATCGGGTATCGAGATTGTGCCTTCCTCAAACTTCTTTCTCAGGGAGTCGTACATCTCGGCTCGGATATTGGTGTAGTGTTCCTTGTCCTGTGGTTCGCCTCCAGCGATGATGCCGTTGACATAGACCTTCTGCTCCCTCAAGCGGTCGTACACGCCCGCACCCACGCCCACTGCGTCCAGGTTGACATTCTTGGCATCCAGGTTGAATTTCTCAATCTTCTGCAAGATCAGTCCTGTGGTCTGCATGAGATCTGTCTTGCCCCATTCATCCGAGTAAATTACGGTGTTCCCTTGTCGGGTCGTGAATACACTTTGGTCGTCCCCTTCCCTCCCAATATCGATGCCGGCAAACTTATCTTCACCTTCGGGTAGTTCTTTCTGTATGCATTTCTTGAGATCAGAATATCGGAATAAGAAGTTCCCACCCTCTAATGCGGACCAGGAACCCTCAAGCATTGCCGCGACCCACTCTTTCGGATAAATCTTCCGCAGACCTGATTCATAATCAGCCGGAAGGTAAGGGTTATCCTTGGGTAAACTTTGAATAAATACATGATCTGGAAGTTTCTGCTCAACGAACTTCTGCTTGACCCACCCCGGCGCAGGGTTGCAGGTCATCAGCCCTTTGTAGCGTATCCCCTGAAGGATTAGGCGGAGTCGCCCTGCCAGCATATTGAAATGGGTCTCGGTGGTCTCGTCTGCCTGGTTTATCCCGAACCACCCCAATGTCATTGACGAGAGCCGAGCTAGTCCTGCCCGGTCATCCCCTAACCCGCCGTAATAAATCCTTGACCCGTTCTTGAACTTAAAGAAGTTCTCTGTCTGGTGGTGCTGCTCTAAAATACTAGGGTGAAGATATTTTTCCAGTTCGATAAGTACCGATCTCTTGAAAGCCGGTAACTCGTGTCTGCACAGATACCCGCAGTTCCCAGGATAGTCTAAACTTAACTGTATCGCCTCGTTGACCAGCCAAACAGTTTTTCCACCGCCAAATGCACCAAAATTTTATTCAACCCCCGTAGAGGACGTAACGTTCCGTTGCGGTATGAGCTTTAATCTGTCTGGGATGCGGCTTATACTGTTCCCTCAAATCAATTTGGGCTACGTTACTTTCAACTCTACGAGGCATTGGCATCACCCCCTTCTTACTTCCCTATTAATGGAGGAAGCGTCCCTATCACTTTCCCGATGTCTCCCATCGTCAGCCCTTTGTCGCCGTACCATACGTCATCTGTATATTTACCCAAACTCCCCGCTATCCTCTGCATCCTCTCGAGATTCGGCATCCCAGGCGCAGGAGAAGTAACATCGCGAGCTACATCTGCCCACCCACCACCATGCGCAGCCAAAAGTTCAATTCTCAGTTTCATGTCCTCCGACAATTCCACCGGTATAAGCGGCCCCCTTATCCGATGCCCCGTCACGCTATACAAACAACCATCGTCACGCGTCACACTTTCCTGCCCTACCGTGACGTTTTCTTCCTCTGTCGTCACAACATCCGTCACGCCCTTCTTCTTCTCCCTGTATCGCTTCGCCCTCTCTGCTTCTGTGAGTGCCATCTAAACTCCTTTTTGTTTTGTCTTGCGTACTGTGCTGAACAATACACTCGAATTTACGATGCTGGATACACCATGTCACAGTGTGCCATTCCCTTGCCCTACAATGCGGACAATAAGGTTGCTCCATCCCCATCCTTTTATTTTTGTTCAGCCTTATAGAGTGCCTATATACGATGCCCTTCGGATTCTGAGGTAGTTTTAAGCCCCCTCCCTCACGTTCATGTCTCGTATGCACAGTCGCACTATAGTCATTATGTGCTATTACTACGATCAGATTAGCTTTGCTCTTTTCCTTAGTCTCAAGAGCATTTTCAATCGTAAAGGGCAGGAGAGGAGCAGAGGCACTAATCGTATTATGTTAGGTTATCGGGATTAACTGTTAGCGATTGAGCACTGGGCTGAGATGCGTTAGCCCTAAGAACCTTCTCCTTGGCGCGCTTATTACGCATGAAGTTTCGCATATAGAGATTATGAGCTAGTCGACTCTGGTCTACGGGGGGCAGTAGTTTAACCTCTTGAGCCTCTACGACTTGATTGTACTGAGGTCTGGGTATAGCAGTGACTACTCGTACATTGTGATCTATCTTGCCTTCTGTATGAGTCACGCCCTTGAATCCCGGTACAAATGCGTTACATAGAGCGAGGTTGGCAGTAAGGCGCGTTTGGACGGGTGTATCTTTATTGAATGCGATGGTTTCGATCATAGTGAGTGCGTTATCACCTACCTGTGTACGGCCTGAGTCCCTTGCCTCTTCTATCTGCTTCTTGAAGTAAGGACTACGCTTCATCTCATGGCGTAGGGTCCATGTGCTAGTGTTAGCTGCTTTAGCTGCCATGACCATAGTACCATGTTCTTTAAGACTCTCTAATGCTTGTTTTCTTTGTTCTTGTGTTAGACTCATTTGAGTTCTATACCTTGTGGTTTTCCCCTTTAAACTTGGTGCGGTTCAGATATAACTACTCTGTTGTATGATTGTCCCCACCGCATCCAATAGGTCGAAGTCCTTAGTTACTTCAATATAAGGGCATCCTGCCGCTTCTGCCATGCCCTTGTCCATCCATGAATCCCCGGTCACATACGACTTAGTTATGTCAATATCGTGGTCTTTAGCGGCTTTGTAAAGTAGTTGCGGCTTGGGCTTTCTACAATGGCAATTAGTATCTGGATGGTGAGGACAATAATAAATATCTGTGACCTTTGCATCTTCAAGGGCTAGTTGCTTTACCATTTCCCTATGAACAAGGCATAAGTCTTGACTATTGAATAACCTGCGCCCTATCCCTGATTGATTGGTTATGAGAATCACCTTGAATCCATTATCATTCAGGAGTTTGATTGCCTTCGCTGTGTTGGGGAATAAGTGGAAGTCTTCAGGA